GTCCGCGTTGGCTGGCACCGTTCCATCGACTGGAATATCCCGTCCGGTACCGCCTTCGCCTCATCCACAATATACAGCAAATCATTGCTCGGACCCTGCACATGCCAGCCCTCCGCCTTCTCAGGATTGCTCGCCGAGAACCCTATGCACCTACTCACTAACTCCTGACCATCCACTTTCTTCGGGTACACATAGCGGATCTCTCCGTCCTTGATCGAGAATCCATTCTCCTCGCCACCCAATCCATTGATCATCTTACGAAGATGCGGCCACAGAGCATCAGCCACCTGTCGGTACACACCAGCCGTACATACCACCAAGCTCCCAGGCCAGCGGAGCATGTGCCAGACAACGGCTGATGCCGCTACCATGCTCGTCTTGCCAGATCCATTCGCAGCTTTGAGGGCTACCTTGGAATGCTTCTCGTTCAACGCTCCCAGCACCTTCTCCTGCCAAGGATACACATCGCGAAGCCCTAGCATCATCTTAGGGAAGTTGGCCAAATGTTGTGCCTCCTCCAAGAGCTTACGCTGCTTCCATGCAGGGATATGCGAACCCATTCCTAGTGAAGGGGATTTCTTCCGTTTAATTTGCTTGACACTCATAAAATTGGGTTAGGTGCGGATGGGGGGTATAAGGTATCACCCACCCCCCTGCTGGGTGGTCCCCCGCCCCCGTTGTCCTATTACCATATCCGCCATCCGTATACCGCTATTGCTATTCCCTATCCTATTTAGATTGCCCACCGAATGCGCCAAGGAGATTGCCGCTAACACTTAACTCTTTGCCACCTTTGCCAGTATGCTCAAGTGATGCCCTAGCAACATATCCCCTGGTTCTTTCTAGTAGCCATGCAGAACCTTGCCATCCGTTGCCGCATGATCGAACGACTGAGGTGAGTTCTAGTTCTCCTTCAAACCGGGCCTGTTCTAGCTCACTGGCAAACTTTGGGTTTCTAACTAAGTAAGCTTGCCAGCCACTTCCGTTGTTCCAATAACCGCAACCAATAGCTATTCGATCCAAGGGGATTCCGAGCCTAGCGGCTTCAAGAGCTTTTTTTGTGGTCTCAGTGGAAAGGACTTTCAGTGGCCTCCCTATCTTTGCCGCCACCTTCGCCTTGGGCTTTTCGATCACCAGGTTCTCGCCTTCCTTCGCCTTCGCCTTCGCCTTCATCCCCTTTCAATAGCTCAAATAATTTTTCTTTACCTTTTTTGTTGCCAATCGTCAGCAACTGTGGCTTTCTTTGCGTATGGCTTGATTTACGAGCCTACAAAAACTCATGAAATCCCTGAAACCCTTCCTAACCGCCCTCGCGCTCTTAATCGGCGCGGCCATTGTCCTAGGTTCCCTTGCCTATTGCTTCGCGCAATTGCTTGTCGGAGGTTCCCTTTGAACGGTTTCATCCTCCATGAGGACACCCTGCGCGTTATCATCGCCACCGGCTTCAATCACCCCTCGGACAATCGGAAAACGGGCGACATGATCCAGATTTGGATCTTGGTTAAATCCGTTTCCCCCACCGAAGCGATCCGCACGGGCCTTGATCGGCTTATCTGCGGCAACTGCGTTCACCGGGGCGACGGTCACGGTGGGAATCGGAGTTGTTACGTCAACGCTGGCCAAGCCCCGCAAGGGGTTTGGAAAGCATGGCGGGCGGGCAATTATCCCCCCTTGCGTAGTCTCGAGTGTTTCACTGGCCGAAAAGTCCGTTTCGGCGCGTACGGAGACCCCGTGCACATCCCCCTTCCCCTTGCTTTGGCCATTGCCGGAGTTTCAAGCGGTCACACGGGCTACACCCACCAGTGGAGAAAACCATCGCTCCAAGCGTGGCGTTCGCTTTTGATGGCCTCCGTGGATTCCATCGCGCAACTCGTGATCGCTCGGTCAATGGGATGGTCAACCTTTCGCGTTGGCTCCGAGGCTAGCGTTGGCGAATCCCTTTGCGCGTCCGATCGCGACGGAACCCCATGTGCTGTGTGCTTGCTGTGTGCGGGTGCCCGCGGCGGTCTCGAGTCTGTCCACATTCCACCCCATGGAAAGGGTGCCACGCATTTTCTCGAAGCCTGAATTTTCCGTGTCAGCCCATGCGAAAGCGTGGGTTGCAACGGGCAATTGACGCCCGATCAAACCACATGAAAACCATTGTAACAGAGTATACCTTCATCGATTCTTTCCGTGCCCACGGGCGCGAGAATCAATTCTCTTACCCCGCCTTGCGCGCTCTTTTCGAGTACTTCGAAGCGTTTGAAGACGACACGGGCGAAGAATTGGAATTGGATCCGATCGCGATTTGCTGCGAGTGGCAAGAATTCGAGACCGCCCTTTCGGGTGCCAAGGCTTTCGGATTTCAAGACGGCGTTGATTCGAAAGATGAGACCCCGCTCGAGTGGCTCGAGAATAGGACGCAGGCTTTGGAATTCACAGACGGCGTCGTGGTTCGGGTTTTCTGATTTTATGCGCTTTAAAATTCAAATGGCTTCGGTCAATGGGTGGTCTGATCTCCGGAGTTCCACCGACGGCGAAGCTTACGAGGTTTGTTTTTACGCTACCCAATCCGAAGCCGAAGCCGCCCGCGAAGACTTCCGAGATCTCAGCGAGTATCTCGAAAGCTTCCAAATAGTTTCCGAGTCTGAACCTGAAACGGAGAACATTTACGAGTGAAGCCCCTCCTTCGTGTCCTAGGCTACCTCGCCCTCTGCCTGCTTTTCACCCTCTTGCTTGTCCTTAGTGCGCTCGCGGGCAACGGTAGATAGTCCCAAGCCACTCACCCCGCCCCGTAGGCTCACCCCTACGGGCTTTTTGTTGCCCGTGTGGTCTCATCACCCCGCTTGGCCGCTTGGATCATGAGTAGGCCATCGATCCTTTTTTGTGTGTCGGTTCCCTTCCTTCCTTGTCACTTGTCACTTGTCACTTTCGATTTAACACTAGTCCACCAGGTACCCCCCTAGGACATCGAATGTCGTACCCCGCTATTGGCATTGGACATCCCGTGTCCGACCCCCCCGTTACACCCGTCCAGGATCCCGCTCATGTGCGCCCCCCAGCATCGATCCTCATGGTGCGGTATTCCAGATTCTCCATACGCCATACGGAATTCGGAATTCGGAAATCCAGAATCGGGAATCGGGGTACAGGGAAATCTCCATGCCATGAAAGATTACCCCTTGACGAGGTGGATCATGGTGCGGTAGGTTCACCCCATCGCCGCATGGAGCGGTGGTAAATCAACGAACGATATGAAACAAACCAAGGAAGAGCTGATCGCGCTGATCAGCGATTACGCGAGCAAGATCAACGGTTCTGTGCAGCAGGCCAAGTCTAGGTGGATGGACGAGCGTGAGTACGAGGACTGGAGTGGGTATGACGAGTACCTGCGGAAGTCAGCGGAGACCGCTGGGATGGTGGCGGTTCGGACCCAGAAGCGTCCGTTCGGTGTTGTGGTGCGGGTGCCCGGTGTTTCGGTCTGCGATGTGCTGGTGTACTGCGATGCCCGGTACACGGGATGGAAGGCAGTGGCCTCCAAGGGAGGTGTGCTGTGATCAGCATTGTCGCCACCTTCCGCAAGCCGGATGGAGAGATCGAGAAGGACTTCAGCTACCATGAACCGATCAGCGAGGCCCGCGAGGCTGCTGAGGAGGACGCTCATCGCTACGGGTGGGAGTTCCTGAGTGTGGAGGTAGTGGAGGAGGTTCAATGAAACCCCGAGTTCTTGTTGCGTGTGAGTACAGTGGCCGGGTTCGCGATGAGTTCGCGGCCCGAGGCTGGGATGCGTGGAGCTGCGATTTCGAGCCAAGCGACACGGTGGGCCAGCATTACCGCGGTGATGTGCGGGATCTCCTCAACCAGCACTGGGACATGCTGATCGCGTTTCCGCCCTGCACCTACCTCTGTGGAAGCGGCATGCACTGGACTACCCGGGGACTCCGAGACCCCAAGCTGACCGAGGAAGCACTGGAGTTTGTCCATCTGTTAATGAATAGTACCCCCCCCGTATAGCAATAGAGAACCCAATAGGTGCTATCAACACTCGTATATGCAAACCCACTCAGATAATCCAGCCGTATCAGTTCGGAGATGACGCGAGCAAGCGCACCTGTCTCTGGCTCAAGAACCTACCACCGCTGGTTCCCACCGACATCCTGCCGCTACCACCATCCGGTAGGTGGGCCAATCAAACCCCCAGTGGCCAGAACAAACTCGGTCCCAGTCCAACCCGCTGGAAGGAGCGTTCCAAGACCTATCCCGGCATCGCCCGCGCCATGGCCGATCAATGGGGTTCCGCTATCCACACACTCACCAGCCATCAAACGCGCTCCTAGGACCCTCCAAGCTCCAGCAATCGACATCCCCGATCCACCACCACAACCACCTACCACCTGATACTTCGTAATCAGTCGGGGTTCACAATAAATGCCGCCGCCGCGGGGGGCGTAAGTCCCCCAAGAGCGTAGCGGCGATGCATTTATTGACTCCCTTTTAAGGGAGTATAGGACTCCCTTTTAGGGGAGATAGCGGGAGGGGCTGGGAACTTTGTGCTACCGTAGTCTGAAGTTCCTTTTGGATACTTGACGGGTGTCCTGGTAGAAGCTACCTTGGTTCTCTCATGAGTTACTTAGAGAATGGTTCCACCCTCCGCGCCATGTTCCGGCTGACGCCGCCGATGCGGCACGATGCCGATCCCACGAGGTCCGAGGTTGTGGCCTACATCCGCGAGAATCTGCGGTGTGAATTGGGCCGTGCGATCCGTGCGTTTGATTCGATGCGCCACCTGAAGAGCGCGGTGTTAATATACGATCGTATCCATCGTCAGTGGCGTGGATGTGATTGGGTGCCTGCCGAGGAGGTGGATAAGATATCACTATTGATGAGTGTTGTTACGGAGTTGAAGCGTGATATATCGTCATTGAGATCGGAGCTTCGGAAGGTGAAGAACGAGATGGTCTCGTTGCGCCGGCGCAAGGGTGGCAGGAAGGATGAGGAGGTGGCCGACTCGCAGGATGATCCGGAACCCGAACAGCAACAAGCCGCTCCCCCCGAAGAGAAAGCGGCTGATGGAGAGGATTGGTTCAAGGCTATGCGCGCCGCCTTGGCTGAGGGCGATAAGGCTTCTCCTTCTTCAGTTCCGCTCCCGTGAACGCGAGGGGGTTGGACTCTTCCCACTGGATGCCGGTGGCTGAGTGTTGAAGATTGAGAATGGGGGACGGGAGTCCAATCCTCCCTCCCCGCTTGCAGAAGGCTAGCTGGAAGCGTCGAGGCTTTGATTGGCCTACCTCATGGAGAACGGCTATCTCACGCGCCCAGTTTGCGAGTTCGGAGGAGCCGAAGCCTGAGTGGGCCAGTTCCATTGTGGTGAGTGGTTCGCCGCCATCCTTGCGTTGAGGTTTGGCTACATGGTGCATCCAGACCCAAGCGACCTTGGTCTCGTGGAGGATGGGTTGGAGTTTGTTGCGAAGGAATATCGACACCTCGGACTGATCGCTGAGGTCGCCTCCGAAGTAACTGAAGAGTGGATCGGCCACGATGAGATCGAGCTTGGAGCGGTGGATGAAGCGGCGGGCGTAGGCGAGGAACTGGTCACCGGTACGAACGGTCTCGGTCCTGAACTCCAGATTTTTCTGAAGCTGGTTCATCTGATCGAGACTGAATCTCTTATGCACCACCCCGCGGAACGCTTCGGCGAGGTCGCCCTTGTCGTTCTCGGCCTGGATGACCCCGATCTTCAATGGCTTCACCGGCTTGATTCCGAAGAAGTCGAGGCCGAGGCACCAGCGGATAATGACCTGCATCATGAGACTAGACTTACCGATCCCGGTACCACCGCTGATGATCATGGAGGAGCCGCGGGTGATCCATCGATTGCCGATCAGATTATCTGGATCGTTGTCCGGATCGAAGTCCATGAGGTCTTTGATGGTGACCACCGTGGACTTGTCGTCATCGGTCTCGCGGGAGGTGAGGTAGTCCTCCCATGAAGCGGAGCCGAGGTTAGTGGCCAGCAGCTTCTGCTGTGAGGTAGGGCTACGCCATGCGCCGGGGAGCCGGCTGTAGCGCGAGGGATTCTTGTTCTTGGCATCGATGCCCGGAATAGACGAGTAGATGATATCCCGGCGGATGTCCCACTCTTTGCGGTTGGGCGCATCTACGCGGACCCAGGCATGGATACTCTTACCACCGGAGTCGATGAGTACGGTGATCGGGAGGCCAGAATCTCGGAAGAGCCGCTCCTGTTCGGCCTTGGGCTTGTCGTCGAACTCCACCAGGACATGGCGGTACGCGCTGACATCGTTGTCGGAGCCGCTGTAGAGGTTGGGCTTGAATGGATTGATGCGGACGAAGATCCCCTCGCGTTCGGGCGATAGGATGCGGGATGCCGGATCATCGAAGCGGGCGATCCATTCCTCGATTGGGATGAATGATCCAGCACTGACTGGCCTACCTTCCTCGACCGCATCACAGATGCAGACAACCTCGGTGGCGGCGAAGGCGGCTTGAAGGAACCGCTTGAACTCGCTGGCTTGAGGATCGGGCGGTGTGGTTGGTGAGGCCGTCACCGGCCTCTTGAAGGATACCTTGGTGATATCGAAGGGAGCGGTTGAGGGGGATACCCCTGACTGAAGGAGATGGCCGGCTGGCTTGGCGTGGGACTTGGAAGCGGCCTCGCGAAGTTTGTGGATGAGTTCGCGCTCGGTCCAAGGGGGTTGGCAGTATTGATTCCAGCTTGAGAGCAGGGCTAGAGAGTCCGCCTCCGAGATCTGGAAGCCGTGTACGAGGCCGACGGCGGCGGTGTAGGTAGTTGAGTGTCCGGACTGACCGGAGACGGCTGGCGGCACCTTGGAAAGCCAAAGGGCCGCACGTTGGTGCGGTGTCATATCGTTGTTTGTTTGGGACCGATCGTTGGTGGCTACTTCATTTTGTCTATCTTCATCAGCCGTTTGATGGCTTGAGTTTTGGGGGAATAGGTTCCGGTCTTTTTGGTGCTGGGCTTGGCGGCGTAGGCGGCGGGCTTGGATTTAGCTTTCTTCATAGGGTTTGAATTTGGTGTGGAATTCCGAGGTTAGGCGAACGTAGATGTTGCTGCCTCTTTGGTAGATGATGACGGGAGCTTTGAGTTCTGCGAGACGATACTGGCCAACATGAAGGACTGTGACTACGACTCCAGAGTTGGATCGATTGACGAACCGGGAGGGTGGGAGAGCTGAGGGATTTTCCATATGCGACGTTCTATTGGTTCGGGGTAAGCGATCCAGCCTTTAGCGATTCCCCAAGCAATTATCTGAGAGGACTGCTCGATGAGCCGGCGGTTCTCATCGGTGATGATGGTTCGTTCTTCTTCGGTTATGGGACCAGGTTTCTTATTATTTGAGAGGCGGGATTCGTACCAGGGTTGCTCTTGCCTTGGGGTCTTCATGAGGTGATGAGGCGAGCCAGGATACAGTTGCAGTAGGAACCCTTGGTCTTGGCGTTGCATCGACCATGATGCACAGGGTTGGAGACGATGTGTGCTGTAAGGTCGCTCGTGAGCTGGACCAGCTCAAGGAGACGAGTGGATGCTTCTGCACAGAGCGCATTGGGGATTCCATCTTGGGTATCTAGTTCGGCTGAGAGGATATTGAGCGCGTTGACGAGGTCGTGTGTTGAGGACTGTTTCATTTTTGTTTGTGGACTACGAGTCCGTTGCCTTTGGAATCAACCAGTTCTACGGATCGAACGCTCTCCATGCGGGCCAAGGTCTTGACCATCTCGACGGGGTCATGGGCTTGGGACACGCAAGTGAGGTGGATATCACCATCTCCGTAGTTGGTCTTTAGATTCTCTTCGGTTCGATCACGCCGCACTCGGATGGTTCTTCCATCTGAGAGATGGACCACCTTGATGGATTCGACGAGCGGGAATGCGTGACGGCTCATTGCTTAGAGGTTTTACCGCAATGGGGGCAATGCCGGCCTAGACCGGGATCGGCGGGTAGAGTACCAAGCCACGAGCAGAGATCGTGGTAGGATCGAACACCGAAGTTCGGCCACTTGAACGGTACGATGTCACGGTTATGGATTGCATGAATGGCGGTCTCCTTGTCTTTGATCCCAAGCTTCTCCATCAAGTTCGCGTTGCGAGAACTGAGACCGGCGGTCCATTTGTTATTCGAGGCATCCCGCTTCTTGCCGGCGGCGATGATCTGGAACACCCGTTGCTTTGAGATGTTTAACTCTGCACCGATAGCTTTGTAGGTAAGTCCCTTAACCCTGAATTCTCTTACCTTATCGATTGAATCGTTGGTTTTCATGTATGTATGTTTGAGATACTTTCTTTTTTTCTTCTTTGGTTCTTTATCTATTGCAACGGTATCTGGACCGCTCGATACCGTTTCTGTGCTTTGTGGCACTGGACGCACAGGCCGGTTTGAGTTGTGCATCCGCATCCCAAGCATGCGGCCAATTCGTGACATAACAGTTTCCATCGTTGTAGTTCCTCTATTGTTTGTTTGGTTGTTTGTTCTTGATGTTCCATACGCATGAATGCGAGATACCGTATTTCTTGGCCAACTCCCTGTAGGTGAATGTTGAGTTATCCCTGAGAATCGATTCTCGAATCTTTGCTGGAACAGCTTCCCACCGCCGGCAGATCAATGGATCAGGGGCTTTGAAGGCGGGAACTGGTCCCAACATCTTCGCCATTGACTCCTTCGTCAACCCCAATTCTTGAAGTAGACTCATTTTTAATCTACTCGCTCTTCATCGGCGTGGACTGAACGCCATTGTAGGCCACAGTCTTGGGCCTGTAGATGCCAACCTGCTCCGTTTCCTCGACCCAGGAGGGGCCACCGCGGATGTGGAATATACAGGAGGACATTCCGTTCCATGATTTGGTGGACGACTTGGCGGAGGTATAGGTGGATCCGAACGTAGCGTTCAAGTCGTCACTGCTCATCGCCTTGACATTGGCCCAGTCGATGTCGCCCTCATGCCAGAGTTTGAAGCCTAGCTCCAGCGGCGCGACGACTTCTGCGATGCCCGGGAAATGCCACACCCACTCGTCATGGCTGCTGGCATCGCCGCTCATCACGGCATAGCACTGGTAGTTTCCGAG